CTCAAGCCACTAATACTGGTGAGACAAAGTCATATGTTGATGAGCGTATTTGGAAGCCAACTGTCGATAAGGCAGGCAATGGTTATGCTGTACTTAGATTTCTCCCTGGTAAAGATGGAGATATTCCTTTCGTAAGATACTGGGATCATGGGTTCAAAGGACCTACTGGTTTATGGTATATCGAAAACTCATTAACTTCAATTGGTCAAACTGATCCAGTTGGAGAACTTAACTCAAAGCTTTGGAACTCTGGTATCGAGTCTGATAAAGAAAAAGCTCGTGCTCAAAAGAGAAGATTGCATTATGTAACTAACGTGTATGTCGTTAGTGATTCATCAGCACCGCAAAACGAAGGTAAAGTATTTCTATACAAGTTTGGTAAGAAGATCTTTGATAAGATATTCGATCAAATGAATCCTGAATTTGCAGATGAAACCCCTGTAGATCCGTTCGATTTCTGGGAAGGCGCAGACTTCAAGCTTAAGATAAGAAACGTTGAAGGTTACAGAAACTATGATAAGTCAGAGTTCTCTTCTCCAGCAGCGTTATTAGATGGTTCTGAAGATAAACTTAAAGAAGTGTATGAAAACATGCACGACTTAACTGAGTTTACTAATCCTAAGAATTACAAGACTTACGATGAACTTAAGACTAAGTTAGGAAAAGTTCTTGGCGAGCAAGCTAATGCTGGTTCTTATATGATGAGAGAAGAAGTGAAGATTAACGAGCCAGTAGCTGCAGTAGAACCTGTAACTGCTGAGGAAGTATCTGATGAAGATCAAGATACTATGTCTTACTTTGCTAAGTTAGCTAAAGAAGACTAAGTACCGGCTGCTACTCTTCCACCAGAAAACTGGTCTTGCATATTTACAGTACTGCCGTCACCATAAATGGCGGCACTACTACTTTTAACGCTATTATCTTTTACTGAAGCGTCTATAAATGTTCTTAAATTACCTCGATCATTATATCCCATTTCACCGGCAACTTTAGTGTTTATTGCTTGCAAATTGTTAACTAGTGAATCACTGGTCTTTAGTGGTCTTTGTAATCCAAGAGTAGAAACATCTAAATTTTGTATATTTGAAACATCAAATCTATCACTACCTTGCTTGTTGGCAAATCCTACTATTTTATTTGTCATAGCTTCTCTAAGCAGTTTTGCTTGCGCAGGAGGCAGTTTAGGATCACCACCTAGTAACCATTGTGCTAATAATTCGCCTGCATAATCTCCTCCAAAATAACCAGCAGCGCCACCTAGTAATCCACCAATAATCATACCTTTTGGCCCGATTGCTGAACCTATTCGTGATCCTATTGCAGCAAATCCAGTACCACCAATCATTCTTCCAAGGATAGGAGCCATTCGTTTAGCTTTTTCTCTATCAGATAAAGAATCGTCGGCTAATATCGCCCTCATCTCTGGTAATTCGAAAGCTAATCCTAATCCAAAGAATCCTGCACCACCGATAAATTTTAGTACCTTTTGAAGTCTTGCATACTTTCTTATGTCTTTAGCTGTTAATCCACCTTGCATGTCGAACTTACCAGCCATTGATCCTTTTAGATTTCTATTCCTTAAATTTTCTAAAGATGTATCAGCTACAATTTTTCCTGCGCTCGCTGCTCCTACAGTTGCAAGGCTTGTATTAAGAACTGTTTTGTCGGTACCGTAATCTTTTGAGGCAGGTGTATTATCGTTTCCAGGGCCGAAAGGAGAAAGTTTAGAAGTTGTGTCATCTAGACCTCCATCTGGCGTAATGTAAGTAAGACCTAATAGTCCTAGTATAGCGGCCACGCTCTTTCCTATAGGACCAGCTTTACTAAATGCTTTAAGCAATCCTGTTAAAGTTTTCTTTCCTCCAGATATGGTAGATTTAGGACTAACGAGTAAAGCTAAACCTCCAATAGTCGCTAGAGATCCGGCTATGTCTTTTGCTACGTTTTCACTTTGGCCAGTTAAAAGTCTATTAGCTGCATTAACACCATCACCGACCAATCCACTAAAAGTTTTAACTGCATTTCCTACTGTTCCTTTAACGTCAACGTCACCAAAAACATCTTTGGCCATGTTCTCTAAATTAGTTCCTAAGTCTTTAAAAGCTTCTTTAGTTTTTGGATTAGACAATAGAGCTCCAGCTATCGCTCCTATAAGTCCGCCTTTTTTACCAAATATCGCTCCACCTATGGCTGCTCCTGAAATAGTATTTGATAATGTGGTTCTTAATTCGGCAGAAGCTTGATCATTTCCAGTCACAAGCTTGTTAGCTATAGTATCCGCTAATCCAACTCCAAGAGCTGCAAGCAATCCACGTTTGATCAATCTAGATCCTAAAGCTTTTGCTAAACCTAAAGCTCCTCCAACTGTTAATATACTTCCTAATCCACTTAAAGCTTTGCCTAATCCAAGAGAAGGAAACTTAAATCCACCGCCTGTCTTTCCAGTAGAATCAGATTTGTCTTTACTAATCTCTACTTTTCGAGCTTTTCTTTCTCTTTCAGCTTCAAGATCATCTCTTCTCTTTTCTTCAAGATACCTTAAAAACCCGTCAATGCCTCTACTCGTAGTCTGAGTATTCTCGTCTACTGAAATTAAAGTTTGGTTTATATCAGCTAAAGTTACTTCTGCCATATTTTACCTCTGTGTCTCAGCCTGTATTTGTTGCTCTCTGAGATGATCGTTTAATAACATTAAATATACCTCTCTCTCCCACGGCATCATTTCTTCTAGTTCTGTTAATGAATAGTTAAAATTCTGCATCATTAAAAAATTCGTCTTGAAATAGTTCTCCAACGTTTCATGAGAGAGGTTTACTAAAAAAAATCTTGCAGCCCTCTCAGTGTTATTTTATTTAAGTGTTTACACTTTACGCATTCAAAATCTACATCGTGTACTAAGGTCGGAAGATTTTCAACAAACTCTGTCATTTTTTCTAATTGTTCGTTAGTTAAAGAGTTTATAAAAGTATCAAGTTCTTCTTTAGGTTCATGAGCTAATAATATATTTTCATCTTTTGTTTGCACAGCATGCATGCAAGATTTTATAGAATCCATTAGCATATCTGTAGCTGAAACTTTTCCTCCTGAAAATATGTTACCTGCTATCATATCGTCATACGTAGGATATTTCATCTCTACACTTATATCATCATTAATTTGTATGATAGTCTCTTTAAGCTCTTTATTTTCCATTTGTACTTCTTGAAGATTAATCTTTACTTCGTTCTGCTCGTTACACTCTGAACAAGCGTAAAGTACTGTCGAAGTTTCTCCAACAGACTTTGAGCGTAATTGCGTAAACATATAATCTATGTCAAAAGTTGCTAGTTTATTTACTTTGACTCCTGGGACACAAGATTCTATACTCACTAGCATCGAGTCTAGTATCTGTTTAGGATCTTGTGATTCAAAAGCAACTAGCATACTTTTTTGTTCTTTTACTAAAAAAGGCCTGTACTTAACAGTCTCTTTAGTAGAAGGAATAACCATTTCGTAAACTGGTCTATCATTTGATAATTTTGGCAAAGCCATTATATTCACTCCTTATAATATATCAATTCCACCTAATGGTGTATCAATGTCCATATTAATGAACCCTTGTGTTCTTGACGATCTTCTCCAGTTAGTGTACGCAAATGTTACACTAAATTGAACTAAGCCGTCAAGGTCGTTGCTTAGTTCTACCGCACTTGATGCGATGGGAAATGCTTCTAATAAATCTACTGAATAAACAGTACCTCCACCTATTCCTCCGCTAAATCTTATTGGTCCTACTTGTTTACTAAATCCTGCTAAAGGTTGTCTTAATTGATGTATGGTTACTGTTCTAGCGTACTCATTTTTATAACCTGCCGTCATATTTGCTTCATCTAAAACAACTGTTCTCCACGTGTCAAAATATTCTTTTACGCCATAATCGTTCATAAGATAGAAAGTCATATTTACGTCATCTACGGCGTAACCATAAGCCATCTTTTGAAATTCCATACCAATTCTTCTCTCATTAGTAAGTATTTGTTTTGCTGGTAAAGTGGCGTTCGAACATAAAATGTTTAGTTCTCTTGGACTGGCTCCTTCAGTAAAAAATCCAAATAGTCCACCACCACCAAAAGACGGTAAGGTTATTAAAAATCTATTATTTCTTGCAAAACCTAGCTTGGTGTTAGCCAAAGCTTTTAATTCATCTACACTACTAGCCATTTACTGTCTTCCTTGAATCTGAATATATTCTTCCTGCTGTAGACTTTTCCCATCGCGCTATTGGTAAAAAAGTCGCTATTTCCCATTCAGGTGCTGGTACTTCAGCAAACCTAGATTTTACATGATTTAACAAATAATGTTTAAAACAGGGTTTAAAGTATCTCATATTTCTAGAACCGTTTAGTAGTTTATAGGTTAAGTTAAACTTTGTCGATTCATCGTACTTCTTGTTATTTGTAATATTTAATAACGCATCTAAAAATCTTGCTCTTAGTACAGGAGGTAAGTAATGTAAATTAATTCCTCTAAATCCGCCTTCTGCTGGTTCTACTGGTATTGTTAGTGGAAATCTATCATAATATGGCAATTTATCTTTATGTTTTGGATCATAAAAGTACATAAACATTCCGCCATAACTGTGAGTAGCTCTCTTAGTTACTTCAGGTTCTCTCATCAGTTGGTCTCTATTAACTCTTGTTAACTGTTGAACTCTTTTTCTAAACCACTCTCGTGACTCGCGCGTACGTGGATTAATACCTTTTCTAAAAGCTTCAAGTTCTAGTTTTTGAAATAGATTACTCATGATTCTATTTATAACTATTTTCTGCGTTTTTTACGTCTAAATGGTTTAAGCTTTGGCAATGATTTTAGTTTACCAGGGACTGGTTTTTTCATAAGTTTCATCTCTTGTAATGTCTTTTCAGTCCATACTTGAAACTCCCACCCTCTATCTTTAGCGTATTCGTTAGCAGCTTGCCATTTATTCATATTTTTAATGTAGGTTAATCCTTCAGTAATATATCTTCTTGTTTTTCTTTCTCCAGTTGGAGGTACGGTTTCTCTTTCTGGTTTAATTTCAACCAATACTGTTTTATTATCATCGTATGTTATCTTCATGTCAACAAAATATCTGTGGTACTTCTTGTCAACTTCGTAAAAGTATGGAACAATAACTTCTTCAGAGCTCCACTTTTTAACCTTTGGATTCTTATCACACCATTGAAAAACTGCCTTCTCCCAAAGTGACCTATATACTATATTAGAAGAATCTCCGCTGTATTTGCTGGGATTTTTGATTGAATATCTACCTGAATATACCATGAGTTTTGTTATAAATAGAAAAATAAAACTTTAATAAAACTATCTATAAGGAATTACTATGGAAATATTTCCAGCTACCAAAACAGGAATACTAAAAAAAGGTCCTAGCGGAGAAAATTTATCTTTTGCTGATGATGCTCAAGGTTCGCTTTCAAGAAACTTTAAAACGATAGCGTCATCAGGAACTTCAGAAATCACAAGTGAAGATCTACCTGCAAGTCAATCGCTAAGATCTGTAGGAAGAACTTTTCAATTTCCTGAAAAAACTGGAGATCCTGCTTATCAGGCAAGAGTAAGTTTTAAAATGTTTGCTTTAAAACCAAATCAACCCGGTGCAACGAGTAAAAGTCATATTAAAACAGTAGAAGACAACTTAGCCCCTAAAGGAACTAATCAATTTTTTTCTAATGACGCTAACTTGTCAATTGGCCCTCATACTATAAATTCATCAATAGAGGCACTAGAGGGAGACGACGACGAAGCTTTAGAATCTGTAGAAAGAAGACTTGATACTGCAGGCGCAATCGCTTCTAGAAATAATGTGATAGCTGGCGGCGTAGATGGAGTTGCTAGTGCGGCTTCTAGTAACCCTAAAAGTTTTGCTGGTGCAGGTTTGGATTTTGTTAAAGATAAAGCTAAAACATATGCAGATAGAATACTTGATAATAATTTAGCTAAAGCCGCTTTAAATACTATATCAGGAGGCTTAACCTTTCAACCCGTAACAGACGCTCCTGTCGTGGACATGTACTTTCCTTTAACTTTACAGTTCGTAGATACAGCTCAGTACGATAATGCAGAACTTGGCTTTTTTGGAGCATCGGCTACGGCTGCGGCTGAAAGTGGAGCTGGAGTATTAGGGTCTACGTTACAAGCCTTGGTTGAAGGAACTACAAACGTATTTGACATTTTTCAAAATAATTCTAAGTTAGGAGAAGCTGCAGCAAGACTAAGCGCAGCTAGAGGTATTAACGCAATAGGAGGCTTAGGCGCCACTGGTGTGAGAAATGCATTGACTTTACAAAACCGAGTCGTAGTAAATCCAAACATAAGAGCCTTATTTAGAGGAGTGGCTTTAAGAGAATTCACTTTTCAGTTTAAGATGATAGCAGAAAGCGCTGGAGAAGCTGAGACCATACGTCAAATAGTTAAGCATTTTAGAAAAGAAATGTATCCAGACTCTTTTAGTGCTAAATTATCTAATGGTGTGTCAGCAGATCTAGGTTTTAAATTTCCAAACGTATTTAAAATTACTTTTAACTACAGAGGATCACAAAACAAAAAGTTACCTCAACTAAAATATTGTTATCTAAGAAACGTAAGTCATGCTATTAATCCTACAGGAGGAACTTTTAGAAGAGATGGCCAAGCGAACGAGATTGATCTTACTTTAAGTTTCGTAGAATACAAAACTTTAACTAGAACAGACATTGACGAGGGATATTAATGCAGTACTTTCAAGATTTTCCAAGCTTATTATATACTTTTGGAGACGAAGTCGATCCAGTCGTATTTCAAGATATTTCAAGATATTCAGATGTAGTTGATCAGATAAAAGATAATTTAGTTTTTTATAATTTTCATACCATACAAGAAGGGTTTAGACCAGATCAAGTTTCTATACAACTATATGGTTCTCCTCTTTATTACTGGACATTTTATGTATTAAATGATGATTTAAGACAACAAGGTTGGCCACTTACAAGACCTGAATTAGATTCTTACATAAAAAAATCATTTCCAAATACAGTACTAGTAACTAGAGAAAACATAGCTACTAAATTTAAAGTTGGACAAGTAGTAACAGGCAGTACTTCTGGAGTTAGCGGAACTATAGTAAGACGTAATTTAAACTTAGGACAAATAGTTATAAAAGGAGACGTTTCTTTTTCTGCTAATGGAGAGCTCTTGCAGTCTACAAATTCATCCGGAGAACTCGAAACTCTTAATATTATATCTCGAGTAAAAGAATATTTATCAGCAAGTCATTATTTAAATCAAGAGGGAAGAATAGTAGGTCTGGGAATTGATAGTGATGTAACATCTGCAAATTTTGGCGGATTACTTCCTGCTGGAGCTCAACAAACAGAAAAAACTTTTGAAGATGTTTATTTTGCTAACAACGAAAATCTTAGACAAATCAAAGTCATAAAACCTTCTGTTCTTGGTAGCGTAATATCCAGTTATAAAAAAGCCATAAGAGAGTAATATGTCTGAATTTGTGGTTGAAAATCAATCAGAATATCAAATAATAAAAGCAGAAATAAGAAGTGATAGAGCTGATGCTGGAATTGACATAAAAAATGTAATAACAGATATCACGATATATGAACACATTGAAAAGCCGTACCTAACGGCAAAGATAGTATTTACAGATCAACATAATATTGTGCAAGATCTTGATTTCCAAGGAGGAGAAAAATTAATACTTAAGTTAGCGCATTCTGAAGAAACTTTCAGTGGTTATGAGATCTCAAAAGAATTTTTAATCGACAACATAGAAAATATAATTAAAGCCGATGAGAGAAGTGAAACTGTCATGATTAATTGTACAGAGTATCATATGTTTGAGTCAACAGTTCTTAATGTTAATAAAGCTTACACTGGTTCGGCTTCCAGTATAATAAGAAAAATACTTAGAGACTTTTTAGATAAGAGTGTGGCAATCACTAGTGCAGACGCTGTAAACGATATGAAAGTTATAGTGCCAAACATGCATCCTATCGAGGCATGTATGTGGCTTAAACAAAGAATGACTTCGTTTGATGGTATGCCTTATTATTTCTTTTCGGCTATGGGAGTTGATAATCTTATCCTTAAAGATCTTGGAACTATACTAGACGAAAGAATTCCTATAAATGCAGACAGACCTTACGTTTATGCTCCAAGTGTAAACTCTGACGAAATATCTATGCAAAAATATTATGCTATTCAAAGCTTTAGCTATAGAGATGGAGAAAACTTAATAAGATTAATAGAAAAAGGATTAGTAGGAGCTCAATATTCTTTTTATGATACTCTTACAGCATTACCTCAAGTTTCTCACTTTGATATAGAGACAGATATTCTTAAGGGACTAACTATAGATAAAAGGTTAGGTGGTCAAAATACTAGACACGTTTATGGAAGTGATTACGCTGTTAATGGCACAAGACTTACTCAATATAATTCTAAAGTAATTAGTGAAATATCTTCATCAGGTGCGTACACTCAAGCAAATATTAGAAATAATAGTTATAACAGCGAAACGTTATCTAGCTCTTATAAGAAAAAAACTATAAGTAATGCACTAAGAGAATTCATGAGTAAAGCACCTTTAGAAATATCAGTAAAGAGTAGAGAATTTTTAACTGGAGATGCTAACTATTCAGTAGGTAAACTAATTAGAATAATATTTTTAGACAACACTCCAGAAAGAGACGAACAAAGAGCTGTCATAGATCATAAGATGTCAGGGGATTATCTTATATGCGCGGCAAAGCACGACTTAAATAACTATAGAGGAATTACCAAGTTGTTGTGCGGCAAGCTTGGATCCTTTGGCGGAGAATTTGAATTATGAGAGAGTTTTACGGAGATACTACTAGATGGTTTATTGGCGTTGTTGTCGATAACGTTGATCCGTTAAGATTAGATCGTGTAAGAGTTAGAATACATGGTATTCACGGCGCGGACACTTCTATGATAGACACACCAGATCTTCCTTGGGCTCAAGTAGCCATACCAGTAACTGAAGGTGGAAGTTCAGGTATAGGAGCTAATTCACAGTTAAAAGTAAGAGCACAAGTTTTTGGTATATTTTTAGATGGACAAAATTCTCAGTTACCTTTAGTCTTAGGTTCTGTACCAAAAATAGAAACTCAAAAAAATGAAGTTAGTGACGGAGTTCGAATTAACACTGTACAAGAAAAAGCTCCTTCTAATATTCAAAGCGTAGCGGTAACTCAAAATACACTAGCGAACTTAGATAACGAGTTAGTAGGAGTGACTAATATCGAAAAGATATTTAACTTTTTTATATCAGAAAAAGGTGGTCCTTTTAGTGAAGAACAATGCTCAGCTATGGTTGGACATTTTATTCAAGAGGCTGGCAGAACAAGAAGTGGTGACATTAAAATAGATGCGTTATCTGGAACAGATAAACTTACTTTGGCAGATGGTACGGTAGTTCAAGGATTTGGAATAGCTCAATGGAATCCTCAGGCTAAAGGCGGATACGATAAATCAAGATTAGCAGAATTAATAAATTTTTCTACGTTGAGAAAACTAGATTACAAATCCTTATTTGCTCAAGTAAATTTTGTCAAACATGAATTAAATACTACTGAAAGATCTGCAAAAAGTAAATTACTAGCTTGTAAAACTGTAGAACAAGCTACAAAAGCTTTTGATTATTACGAAAGACCAGCAGGATTTAAGTTTAATCCTTATAAACCATCAAAAAGTATAGATAGAAGACTAAAGTACGCGAGAGAAATATATGCTAAGTTTAAAACACAGTTGCCACAGGAGTGATAAGTAATGTCAGAAACATTTACAAATGGTAGTGGTAAAAGAGTAAATCTTCCAAGTGACGCAGGACCAAATCCTGAAATAACAAGGGTTGAAGTTAAAGAAAGAGAAAGTTCTTTTGGTTTTACCACACTTACAAGAAATAAATATTCTGTCAGCACTTCTGCTTCTGGAGTCGGTACTCTAACAGTTGTTGAGACTACAGACTTTTATCCTTCTATAAAAGTTTTTTATGTTCAAAATTTTACAAGAGCTCCTGCAGAATCAGCAATTGGAAAAGAAGCTGCAGACACTTTGGCAAAAGAAGCTTCTACAATGGAAGAACAAGCGAAAGAGCTTATAAAAGATCTGCAGTTTGATAAGATGAATTTAGAGGGCGTAAGCAATAAAAACTTTGCTGAATCTGGCGGTATGAAAGGTATAATGGACTTTGTGAAAAAAAATCATGTTATAACCAAGAGGCCAATGTTAGCAAAAGCGACTAAAAATTTAGGAGATGGCACGTCGGTTGGATCGCCAAGCCAACTTAGCACTATAAGTTCTATTACTGGAGGAACACGTGCTTCTGGTTTTTTAAAGAAAATAACAACTCAATTTAACTCTTCAGCAAATAAAAAAATAACTAAGAAAACATTTCCTAATTTTACAGAAAAAAAATTAAATAAAATAAGTTCTTCTGTAGCTTTAAATGCGTCAAAAGCAGAAGTATCATTAGTTCCTAAAAACGATCCTAAAACAAAAGCGAGTGCAGAATTAGCCAGAGTTTATAAACAAAAAATAAAAAATGAAGTTAATAATGCAGGTGCTGGTCGAGATCCATCATCTCCTTATGGTGCAATAGGTATGCCGGGGGCTAACACGTTTGCTCAGCTTATGGCAAAAGCCAGAGGAATTACAGGGACGGGATCAGGAGACGTGTTTGAAAAAGTAGAAGCTTCTCAGTTCAGTCCAGAAAAATTTAAAAATTTGATTGATACTAACTTGGAAACTAATTTAAGAAGTAACGTAAGTGTAGGAGACACGGTAAATGCCAAGCCTACAAATATTGAAGATACATCTTCTGCTGCTGGAGATTTTAATGGTTTTAATACTCCAAGCTCATACCAATTTAAAAAGATAGCTTCTTTTGATCAGCTACTGGCTAAGTTTGTAAAATCTTCTAGAAGAACATCAACAGGAACAGATAAGTTTGGTTGTATTATATTTGGCTGGACAAAACACTTAATTGGTTCACCGAGCAGAGTAGACGCCGCAGAGATACACAGACTTACTAAGATATACGATAGAAACAACTTAATAAATACTTTAGGAAGTGTCGAAGCAGCTGATGAAAAAATACAGAGAAGTCCTAGAGACTTTGGAATACAACCACACTTTGTCATACTTAGAAACGGAGACATTCAAGAAGGAAGGCCTTTAAACTTAACAAGAAATAAAGATTATGCGAGGTACTCTTTATCTGGTGTTAAAGTGACTTTCGTAGCGAGTGATACTGCTCCAGCTACTACTAAACAAATGGAGTCATTTAACATCATGATTAAAGCTTGGATAAGTGTAACAAAAGGTTCTGGCCAAGTGTTTTCTGATTTCGAAGTAAATGATGAATACGATGGCCCTGGCTTTGACGCTAAAGAAATAGTAAAGAGTATACATAACGTAGAATTTTTAATATCTAGTCCAACAGATTTAGAAGAAATACCAGATCCAAAAGAGTTAGCCGTGACAAAACCAAATAAGATAGCTCAAGCCAGTAAAGGAAGTAGTATTCCATCAGATTTTAATACCTTAAATAAAGACATAGCAAGACGTTTAGAATCAGAAGCATTCCAAAAAGATTTAGCAAATTCTAAAAATGTTTTTCAAAGTGAGACAGGAAATGCAATTGCTAGTATGAATGACAAGATTGACGAACTTAGTGCAGCTGGAAAACTTCCTCAAGGCTTAGATAAACAATTAAAAGATCTAGAAATAAGTAACTTAGAAAATTTAGTAAAAGGATCTGGTGGAAAAATAGACAGTGTAGTAAACTCTTTGCAAAGTGCGCCAAATCAAACTTTAGGTCAAAGAGAAAAAATAGCAAAAGACTTATTTAGTAAATTTACAGCAGGATAATATGGGAAAAGAATTACAAAATCAAAATCAATTTGTAGATGATGCAGAGTACGTATCTGCCAGAAAAAGTGTTGATGGTAGATCTGATCCAGACGGGATATTTCCAAAACCAGAGTACGTTGGAACTACTAGCGTAAGCAATAAAGCTACTGGAGCTCAAGAAGCACACGTATATCTAGGTGGTTCTACTGAAGGTATGGATTTTGAACTTAAGACAGAAGCGCCTAGTCAATATCCGTTAAATCAAGTTAAAGAAACTGTATCTGGTCATGTAATTGAATATGATGATACTGCTGGCAGAGAAAGAATTATGCTTAAACACAAGACTGGTTCTGGTGTAGAGATGCGAGCTGATGGTACTGTAATATTAAGCTCAACTCAAAACTCTATAAGAATTACAGCTGCAGATGAAAAAGTTATAGTAGAAGGAGACGGTGAAATAGTTTATAACGGTAACTTAAAGATGAAAGTTGCCGGTGATTTTGATTTAGAAGTCGGTGGTAATTTTACTACGAGCGTTGCTGGCGATATCGATGAATTAGTAAAAGGAAGTAAAGTTTCAGATATAGCAGAAAATAAAGAGTTAGCAGTTCAAGGAAACAATGCTGAAACTGTACTTGGAACTAAAACGGAGACAGTGTTAGGAAATGTTTTTTTAACGCATAAAGGTAATCTTGATCATGATATAATGGGTACTTCAGAAATTGCTGTAGGAAAAGAAGCTGTCTTAACTGCTGAAAATGGAGTAATAATATCTTCTCTCGACATAAACATGGCAGCTTCATCGTTAACAGTTATCGGTGATAGCGGAACAGTAGGTGGCCAAGAAATTGTTGCATACGCAAAAGCAGCTCATATTCCTAGAGTTAACTCTACTTCAATGCACGCAACAACGTTTCACGGTGACTTAACTGGAGTAGCAGAAAAAGCGAACGAGGCAAATAGAGCTGGAACTGCACAGTTAGGAACCGCGGGTACAGGCGGTACTCCAACAGTAACTACCGCGGCTGATAAAAATACTGGACAACCTACAGCAAGCGTTATGCTAGAGTATTTAAATGAAACAGATTTAGGAATAAGAAGAGTAGACGTAGATCCATTTAACGATTTTAAAAATTCTATTAATAGACAAGACAATTATGGAGGAATTTCATCGGTAAATTTAAGCACTTCTTTAGCTCGATCTAAACTTAGAGATCCAAATAATTTAAAAAATCAAGATTTTACTGGAGCTCTAGTAACTGAAGGAATCATATCTTCTAATTTTGCAGTCCCAGTTCTTCCTAAGTACGGAAGAATAGTAGGACCAGAAAAGACGCCAAGGCGTGGTTCAGAATCTATTGGAAGTCAAGACGGTAGAACAAAAATATTTAGGGCATAACTATGACATTGCTATTTAAAACAGATTTAGTTCCAAATCCAAAATTTAATCCAGTCTTTCAAGGCACGATATCTGCTAGAACTCGGTTAGCTCCCGGAATTACCATGGCAAAATTTTTAGGAAGCAAAGGAGATCCAGTGACTATGAATCACGTGATCACTGATGCAGAAAAAAAGACACTTGCAAAACAATATTATCTTCACGCTGAAGCCATGAAAACCATTAATGACGCTAAAGGAATAAAAGAATTTCAAGACTATAGACTTGAAGTTTTAGAAGGACTTTATATTCCAAATCCAAATGAAAATGTTGATGTGAGTGCTGGAATTAATCACTTGTTACAGAATGGTCAAGCAGTAGTTTATGTTTTAAGAGATACTGATGGAACAATAGCTTTGGAAAAAACGTTTGATCTCGCAGTATACTGGAAAGATAATTTAGACTTTGAAAAAATGATATTAGATTATGATAATTATAATCCAGACGAATCTTTACATGCTTGTATCATACTTATAATGCCGCAAATAGTAGCACCTTGGAATGTAACTTACAATAACCAACTAGAAACTAGATTTAATAATAATGTTCAAGCCACAAATGAATTGATAGAAGTATTAGATCCAAATGAAAATTTTGAAACGCTGAATATTTGATATAAATAGACAAAAGGATTTTAAATGCCACTAAGAGCTTTTTCAATAGAAGATGGAAACATCGGAAACACTAGCATTTTAACTGCTAAAAATAACGTATACTCTGATTTAGATTTAGTATTTGCTAAAAAAGGTTCTGGAGACATTTTTAAAAAACAACACGCCGCGGCAGTAAAACAAGCAGTAAGAAACTTATTGTTAACTAATTTTTCTGAGAAACCGTTTTTACCAGGGTTTGGCGGAGACTTAAATTCAATGTTGTTTAGATTAAGTACAGATATTGATGATGATAACTTAGAAGACGATATAATAAAAGCTATTGAAACATATGAGCCAAGAGCTAAAGTATTAGGAGTCACAACTAAAGTAAGTCCAGATAATCATGAAGTAAAAGCAACTGTGAACTTTCAAATAATAAACACATTAGAAGAATCATTTGTAGAAATATCATTAACGAGGTTAAGATAATGGCAACAATTAAATCAACTCAATTAGATTTTGACACCATTAAAAATAGATTAAAAGATAAACTTAAAGAACAGACAGAATTTGCTGATTATAATTTTGAAGCTTCTGGACTTAATAACTTATTAGACGTATTGGCTTACAATTCTCATTTTAATGGACTTACCGCAAACTTTGCCTTGAATGAAAGTTTTCTTAATACTGCACAACTTAGAAGCTCAGTTGTTGCACACGCTGAAACTCTTGGTTATGTCCCTAGTTCTTACACGTCTGCACAAGCAAAATTAAAATTATCCATACTAGTTCCTACCACGCCTAGACCTTCAAGTGTTACTCTACCAAGAGGAGCTACTTTTACTAGCAGCGTAGATGACGTGAGTTATAATTTTCAAACTAGAGAAAACTTTGTAGCTACAGATGATGGAAATGGTTCATATGAATTTAAAACATCAACTGGAGAAACTAGTATACCAGTTTTTGAAGGAATAGAAAGAGAAAAAACTTTTATAGTAGGAGAAAAAACTGACTTACAAATTTATGTCATACCTGATGTTAGCATAGATATATCCACTATAAGAGTTAGAGTTTTTGATTCTACTACAGGAACTACTTTTTCAACTTACACTGATATTAAGAATGCCGTAAGAATAACAAACGATTCTACGTATTATCAAATAAAAGAAGTTCCTAATGGCTATTACGAATTAATATTTGGTGATGGTATTTCAAGCGGAAAAGCTCCTGTTGCAGGAAATAAGATTGTAGTAGATTACTTATCAACTAAAGGAACAGCTGCAAACAATGCCACAACTTTTACCACAAACGTAACGTTAGATGTGTCTGGTACTTTATATCCACTGAGTGTAGCTACGAACTCTGCTTCGGCTGGTGGAGCTTTTAAAGAATCTATTGAGTCAATAAGAAGAAACGCACCAATTGCTTTTAGTTCTCAAAGAAGATTAGTAACTGCAGAAGATTATAGAGCTCAAATCCTAGCTAATTATGGTTCATTTCTAGATGACGTTATAGCATGGGGTGGTCATGATAACGTACCACAAATATATGGGAGAGTTTATGCAGGACTAAAATTTAAAAGCAATATAGATGCTACTACTCAAATTGAAGTTAAAGATGATATTATAACTGAATTATCAGATAATTTAGCTATCATGTCTATAGATCTTGAGTTTGCGGACGCCGTGACAACAAAACTTGAGCTCTCTACTTTTTTTAACTTAGATCCTGACTTAACAAGCTTAACGGCTCAAGCTGTAGAAAATCAAGTTAAAAATACAATTAATTCTTTTTTTAATACTAATTTAAAAAAGTTTAATAAAGTTTTTAGAAGATCTTCTTTGTTAACCGTAATAGATGCTTTAGATGTTGCTATATTAAATTCTAGAATGGAAGTTAAGATGCAGAGAGAACAAGGGATAGACGTAGGTCAATCTTTAACTTACACTATAAATTTTCCAGCAGCAATCGCTCAACCAGATGACGTTAATAGAATACTAACTAGTTCTCTTTTTACGTTTAATGGAAAAGACTGTTTAATAAGAAATGTTTTAAACTCTAATAAATTAGAAATAATTGATAACGACGGAGCAATACAAGTTGATAATATAGGAAGTTACGACGCAGGAACTGGTACTGTGTCTTTAGTAGGTTTTAACCCTACAGCTTTGCAAACTCCAAACCTTCAAATAAGTGTTGTTCCAGCAAATCAAAGTACTATAAGACCTCTGCGTAATTTTGTATTAGATATAGATAATGTAAAGTCAATAGCAACTGCTCAACTAGATTTTCAAAACACGTTAGTATCATTGTAACATGGCAATAAATTTTCATCATAATAGAAGACCAACAAACTTTTTAAACAGAAAAGTTACTGAGGCTTTGCCAGAGCACTTCACAAGTGATTACTCTAAGTTTATTACTTTTTTAGAAAAATACTATCAACAGCTAGATTCTGATGCCAGTACTTCTTTTGGTAACGAAATTCGTCAGTTATTTGCTCTAAGAGACGCCGGTGAAACCACGAGAATAAATGACTTAATATCAGAAATTGGAAGTGGCATACCAAACGGAGATAATTTTACAGATCCTCGGTATGCAGCAAGAAGATTAGCAGAATTACAAAGAAATAAAGGCACAAGATTTGCTATAGAAGAATTTTTCAGATTATTTTTTCAAGATAGAATAACAGTTGAATACGGAAAAGACAGCTTATTTATAGTAGGAGCAGGAGATTCAAGCGTTCCGGCTTCGTTAATAGGACCAGACTCTTTAAAAGTTATTCAAAATGGTAAACTTTATCAAGTGTTTTCTATTCTCATAAAGACTGCTTTGTCTAGTAGTACTTGGGAACAACTATATAAAAAGTTTATACATCCAGCTGGGTTTTACTTTCAAGGGCAAATTACTTCTGATGCTGAAGCAGCTACTGCTCCCGTTGCACAGGGGTTTATTAATGATTTTGATTCTGGTATTATACCAGTGCTATCACAAGCTTCTGGAGTAATAGTAGCTCCTTTTACTCAACTTACTGGTTTAATAGATTCAGATTTAAATGGAACAGATGATTTTAGAGTAGGATTAGACCAGTTAGTAAATGTTTATCAATCTCTTTCTGCCGCTCAGTTAGATAAGTTTTATACTAGTATTTCAGAACTAATTGGACCAAATTCATTTACGTTTGATGATAGTGGCAGACATTACGCTGATTTAGGTTTTGACAGTTCTGGTGCAACTGACCTAGATTCAGCTAGAGCAGACTTCTCATTGGCTACTGAGACTATGGATAATGAAATATTCGGAAATTATTTAATTGATTCAACTTTCTAGTATAAATAGAACTATTATTTAGGATAAAAAATGACAAGACAAAATATTAATACAGGAACTTCAGCAAACGACGGTACAGGAGATACTTTACGAAGTGCTGGTACAAAAATTAATGCTAATTTTACTGAGCTATATAATTTTTTAGGTACAGACGGAGACAGTAGCACTTTAGCTACAAGAGTTAAGTTTCAAGACAGTGCAGTAGTGTTTGAAGGTCTTACACCAGATGACTTTGAAACTCGTTTATTTGCAACAGATCCAACTAAAGATAATACTATAACATTACCAGATTCTAGTGGTAACGTAATACTGACAACTGCTGTTCAAACTTTAACTAATAAGACTATAAATTTAGATAAAAACACATTAACTGGAACTACAGCTTTATTTAACACGGCATTATCTGATGGTGATTTTACAACTATTGCTGGAACAGAAACTCTTACAAATAAAACATTAACTTCTCCTTCTTTAAATAATCCTAAACTTAAAGCTGGAGCGTCTTTAAACGACTCAAATAATAATCAATTAATTAAATTTACTCAAACAGCAAGCGCTGTAAATGAAATAACCATTGCTAATGGAATATTTGATAATGATCCGACAATATCAGCTACGGGCGATTCTAGTAACGTAAACTTAGTATTAGCTGGTAAAGGAACTGGTTCAGTTGAACTTTCTAAAGCAGCGTATTCATCTCAGGAAATAAGCGCAAACGGCGCGGCCAGTCCCAACAATACTCTTATCATAGGTAATAAAGGATCTGGTGGAACTTTAGCAGTTAGCTTAGCGGCTGGAACGACAGTAGGAGAACATAAAATTTTTACTAATAAAGGTTCAGAGACTATGACAGTCACTCCTACAGGAGCTTTTGCGAACGGA